TATTTTAGATGCTGATGGAGGCACTGAGATAACTAAAGTGGTAAATAATATAAAAGCAAATAGTAACAATGCTATTATTATTACAGATGCTGAAGATAGATGTAATATTTATTCAGAAAAAGCCTTCTTTATAGGTGTTAAAGGTTGTAGATTTCATCATTTTGAGGCTGCTGCATTAAAACAATATGTAGATGCTGATCAAGTTGTTATATTTGATGGAGTGAAAATAACAAGAATTAATGAAGATGGTTTTCCAATTAAATAAGAAACACAAAAAGCCCTCTGTAATAAGAGGGCTTGTTTCTTTTCTAGCTGCATTCTAAGAGGGGTACGGAGAAGAGTGCATTGTAATAACTAGAAATGGGTAGGAATTAACGACCTTGTCCACGATATTGGGACACTTTCTTGCATTTAGGACCACGTGATTTAGCAGCTTTGCCACCTTTACGTTTACCAAATGTAATTTTTCTAGAGTCTGTAAGTTTACCTTTTGCCATTAATTTATGTGTTTATTGCTTTAGTTATTTGTAATAGATAATGTAGTTGGAATTTCACATGTACAAAGATTACTTAAACTACTTAAAAGAGTAAGACTTATTTCTTCAGGTCCTGAAACACTAAATGTTCCATAAAATGAAAAATTTTCATTTAAAACTTGAACTAGATCATTAATGTTATTAACTGTTACACTATTATCACTAATTATATTAAAATAATTAAATTCTCCTATTCCTCCTTCGCAGTTAGCTCCAGCTAATTGGAAAACTATTCCTGTTGTAGCAGGATAAACAAAACTATCTGTATTTCTTGTTAATGTACAAGTAGAAATGCTTGTAGTTTCACAACATAAGTCTGCTGGAACCTCTTTCCATGTAGAAGGTCCATTGGGATGTGATCCTGCTGTGAGAATCAAGCTCCCAGGTACAATTTTTCCTTGTTTGCTGTACCTTACAAATGCGCGTTTTTTTGACATTGTTTTTAATTTTTATTTGTTAATTATACACTCTTATTATTTTTTCTTTTTAAAGCAGCCTCTCTCATTTTTGCTTTTCTTTCTTCACTATGAGGACCAATCTTTTTACCAAGTTTAGCTTTTTTCATCTTTTCTTTAGTTTCTTCTGTGTGACCCTTTCTTTTTTTACCTCTATTAGGTTGAGGTCTTCCTTTCATAGCTAAACTTCTTTTTATATTAGATTCTTTAGTTATAATTATGTTTTGATTACCTTCCCCTCCATCTGTCATGTTTACTAAAGGTCCTAATTTTAAATCTTTTCTACCTATTAGTTTTATATAAAATTTTTCTTTCTCTACAGCCTCCTCCCAACTTAAATTCTTTTCAACAATTATTATGTTATATCCGTACTTATTAACAATATTGTGCCAATGATTATTTCTATTTTGTTTACTATGTGGTCTCTTTTCATTACCTATACCAACATAAAATATTTCTTGTTTTACTGGATTATAGTGAAAATATATACAATTATTATTGCTCACGAGTACACTCTTATTTCTATTGGGGTGTTATTAGGTATCCCATCTTGTAAAGCTCCTTCAGTTTGAATAACTAATGTATTAATTGTTGATTCAGACCCACCAACAAATTGTATAGTTTGGCCTAACGAATCACCAGAATTTTGAACAGTTGGTGATATGGTTACAAAAGTTTTATTTTCATTAAACAAACCAATAGAATTAATATGATATACTCCAACATCATTATACGTAAACCAAATATTCCCAATAGTATTCTCTAACACTGTTACTACTGGAGCTCCTTCTACATATGCTAAAGTACTACCTCCCCAATTATTGGGTGTAGTTCCTGTTGCTACAAATGATGTTCCTACATTATTATTTGGTGCTCCTACATTTGTAAAATCACCTCCAGAATTTTGTATAGTATATGTTACACCTACAATTAAATCTCCATCATTTCTTTCAGAACCAGTATCTCCACCACTCTGTGTTAATAAAGCTGTATACACTTTATATGAACCAGCTCCACTATCTAATAGAGCGTTCACCTTACAGCAAATAGATTTTATTTGCTTGTTAATGTTGTTTATCAATTCGTATAGTCCTAGTGCCATAGTTATCTAAGTTTTAAAATTTTATTATCATCTATATATGCTTCTGTAGGTGTAGAAGATGATGACATTAATAACGGTTGATTAACTGTTAATACACCATCATAATAACTTACACCTAATAACACTGTATTTATTGCAATACTTGATATTAATGTTTCTTCTGAAACACTAATTGTTAATGCTCCAAACTCCATTCCTTTAATTAACTGATCTTCTATATTATATTCCATAATTTATTGTTTTACCATCCTGGAGGTATTGTAAAGTTTTCTCTTATAGTTATACCAAATGCTGGTATTGTTGTAACATTATTTACCCAAGATGTACTTGGTGAATATAAACTTATTGGAGTATTAGAAAGAGTTGCTGTAGCAGGTCCTCCAAAATATGAGTTATAAGGAAAAGGTAATGTAATTGTTCCAGGTAAATTTATTTGATTATACGGTTGATATAAATAGTTATATCCTTCAAGTTCATTTCCTGTTGCATCAAAATCAATTCCTATCAAAAATAAACCATCATGAGCTACTCCAGTGCCTAATCCATTAGGAGAACTCACTCTTTTTACAAATGGTACAGCATTTCTAGTTGATAAAAATGTACTATTAATAATTTTTACAGCATATTGATAATTTTCTTTTATACTTGATAAAAGACCTGCGTTTGTAATAGTATCAAATGTAGTGTACGTAGGACTTACTGATTGTAATGGTGATAACGATGTTTCTCTGAGAGATCTTGTTAATCTTGTAGTAGCCCCACCCGTTGCTTCATAGTTTACAATCACCATATTTACAAAATTAGGATTGCTAGCACCGATACTTGCAACTGTATTACCATTATACCAACCATTTCTTTGTGCTACAACTCCTTGTCTTAAACATGAATCTAATGAAAGAAACCAACTAGCTCTAAAAAATTCACCTGGTTGTGTTGTTGTGCTAGTTGTTGTACTAGTAGAAGTTGTAGTGGTACTAGGAGGAGGAGGCGTAGGCTCACAACAAAGCTGTTTGTTAATATTTGTTAACAACTTAAGTGTCTCTTCTAATTTATCGTATATTCCTTGTGTCATATTATCTACTTATTTCTTCCCAATCCATAGAAGCATAAGCTCCTTCACCACCAGATGTTGTGCTAACAGACATTTCTACAACTAACTCATAAGGTGTTCCTGTTAAACTATTTCTTTCTAACTGATTGCTAAACAATGCTTCTTTTAGTATGCTTAAATATGGAGATCCTTGATTAGAGGAGTTTACAAACCCACTAGCTAACACTCTTCCTCCAGTTGCAGATGTAGCTGAAACATTATATTCTACAGAAGAATCGGCTGCTGCTGTTAACCATGATCCACCAGTAGTTGTAACACCACCATTCACCACTCTCCATTGGTAGTTTTTACCATTACCTAGTCCTAAAAGAGAAACAGCTGTTGGGATAACAATAGCATCAAGTCTTGTAGATTTAAGTCTTATAGACATAATTGGGTAATATGTACCAGCTACAGCAAAAGTTCTTGGTGCAGTGATGGTTGTACCAGCAGAAAGCTGTGCACCTCTAAGTTCATAACCTCCCTCAGATATCACTGTAGAACACACTTGTTTTAATGTAGAAGTATCAACTTCATTAGAAGCAAATGATGTATTAAATATCTCATAACGCAGTGGTAATGAGGCTGTTGTAATGTATGTAGAAGCTAATACATTAGCATGTTGGAACGTGTGACAAAGAATAAATTGTCCATCAATAACAAATCCCATTCTTACAGAACCCACTCCTAACCACTCAAGATCCATCCAAAGAATTTGAGCTTTAGTAAGATCAAGTGTAATTCCTGAAGGACCTGTTCCATCTAGTTTATCTCCATTCCAACTCGCTTGAGGAATAGGTGTATTAATTAATGCACCAGTTACAATACTTCGTTTTACAAAAGAAACTGTACTTCCTGCTTGCTCTAAGTAGAAACCATTATTAGCCCCATAGTATCCCACTCTTTGTGTAAGCCAATTTTTTGCAGGATTCATTACAAAAGTACTAAGAGCTAAGAGTGACTTACCTGGTTGATAAGCAAATACTTTGATAGTTTCTCTAATAACAGAAGATCCTAAAGAAGATCCCACTGAAAGGTCTACAAGACCTTGGTTAGCATTAAATACAGCTGTTCCACCAGTAGCAGTGGCTGTAGCCCACAAATCATTATCATCAAATCTATGACTAGAATCAAACATTGTAAGAGGAGAAGATGTTCTCAATCTCCCAAAACTATCTTGTGCTGTAGAAGGAGCAAATGTAATCTCTGTAGGACCTGTTGGAACAACTGGATCATTATTTAAACAGCACACCTTATTGTTTATACTCTTTAATAAGTATAACATTTGTGAATCTAGATACATGTTAAACAGGTATTAATTCGTTATTCATTATTTTTTCTAACTTTCTCTTCACCTTTTTTTCTATATCTGGTTCTCTTTTAGAAGCAGCAATAAGATGTGTATATCCTAATGCTTTAGCAGCATCTTCAAGAATCCATCCTTTTCCTCTAGAACTTGGATGATGATTTGATAATACATCCACTCGATATTTTCTATGTTTTAATAGATGATATATAGCAAACTGCTCATATATCAAACAAGAAAGGTGATGGTTATAATCAAATCCTGAATTATCAAGATATTTTATATATTTAATAGCCTCATCCCACCACTCTTTTATAATACCAAGTTTATTAAATGCTATAAACCCACAGTTGTATGCTTTTATCTCTTTACAATTAAACCATTCAGGTTTGTCTTTGTAATGTTTATCAGCGTGATCTATTAAGAGCTTATACCAATATTCTTGTGTTTGATCTTCTACACATTGAAAGCTTGCGTCAGATGTTAATATACTTTGTGGTGGTTTCTTAAACCATATAACATCTATATCAATATGCATGAAAGGCTTGTCTTGTATTTTACATGCATGTATCTTTCCCAAACTCCAATGATTCTTATAAACACCTTTCATAACATGCTCTAAATCAGTGTTTATATTATCAAACTCTAGTGCATGTTTTTCTACAAGCTCTTTTCCTTTCACATCTGTCACCAAATGCACTTCTTTAAACCACTGTTTAGTGTAATGTAAAGAAAGCTTAAAGCAATCAAACAACGCTTCCTCTGTATTAAATCCTACATGTTCTCCTTCCATAGGACTTGTCCATAGTGAATACACTGCTCTTTCTATCATACTTTATATTTATCAAATATTCCTAATTGATCGTATATTTTAGCAATTTGAATAGAAAGCTTTTTAGCTTCTAAGTCTTCTGTATATGTAACACCATTTATTTCATATGTAAGAGCTACAATTTCTTCTTCATCTTCAAGATTAGAAGCTCCAAGAGCAACAGATAGACCACTTCCATAATAAGCAGGAGTGTATTCTAATATTTCTACATAAACATAAGAAATTTGTGATTGAATATAGTTATTTAAATCTTCTATTGTAATAGCTCCTGTATTATCTCTTTTTGTAGGTCTAAAAGTAATATCTTGAATTCCTTCAATAGCTGTTCTTATTAAAAGACTTCTTTCATTAATTGTAGGAAAATCACTTACATCATATCCTGGAGTGATTTTAATATGAGTTTTATTCCATTTTAATCCTTGACCTTTTGTTAATGTATATACTGGGCTACCTAAAAAATCAAAAGCTAGCCAAATAGGAACTCCTCCATCTAATGTATTTTCTAATACATCATTGTAGAATAGTCTAACACTGGTTGGGTTGTATTCTACTGGATAAAAAATACCTCCCGAAAAGTATCGATATGCAGTCCAAGCACCTTCTTGGATTGTTCCTTTCGATTGCCATACACCATTATCTGAATCACCTCCTAAATAAGAGCAATTTGTAATATCACTATTATCATTATATTTTGTCTCTCTAAGATTTTGAGCAAGCCATATTTGTGTTCCTATTTTAACTGTAACATATGTCTTACCATCATTTCCTGTATAAGGATCTAAAGAGCTTGTATCTGACGTATCACCATCATTAAGAAGAAGTTCTCCAGCTGTTGCTTCTCTCACTAGTCTCACTGAAAGACCATTTGATTTATCATAAGCTTGTTTAATAAAATCTGGAGAATTGAAATTATATACCCAAGAATCTGTAGCACTAAAAGATATTGATGTCCAAAAACCACTATAAACACCTATACTAGCAAATACTCCAATATTATTACGTACTCCACCAGGTAAAGCACTAAAATTATAATCATCTGTTCCTCCACCATTACTTAACCATCCATAAAAAGGATAACCTGTAGAAGTTAATGTAGATTTAAGTTTATTAAAAGAAGATGAACTACCACCAGCAAATGTTTGCAATGTATCATAATCTGTATCACTAGGAACTCTCCATTCATTAGGAGCTGTAAGTCCTGTACCACCACTAGGATTTTCTAATTTTCTAACATCTGTAACAGCATACCAATTATACAAATAACCATATCCAGGCCATGCTACTGTTTGCATAGCTATTTTAGCTCTATATACTTTATAGGGTAATGGTTCACTTATAACTTTTAATGTCATCTCTCCTGTATTACTCCAAGATTGAACACTAGTTCCTTCAATTGTTAAATTATTAACAGGTGAAAATCCATTAACAGTGAGAGATCCTCCACCACCTCCTCCACCATTATTAATTGCATCAATAACATAGTTAAGATGGGCTAGACGTGCTAGTTCTGTGTCTCCTTGTATTTTTCCTAAATAAGGATCAGGACTTTGTGCTTTAATTCTTCTGATTGGCATGACATATTGTTTTAAATTTTAAGCTTCATTTGTTGATAGAGCACCATTAGATGCTAAGAACACTCTACGAATATTAGTGGGTTGTGAATTATAAGCTGGGCGTCTAGCTTGTGATAGGCGTGATTTAGCTATTCTTGCTACACTCACCTTATTTCCTTGATTTCCTCCAAGAACATGATATGCTGTATCATCTTCTCCTACATAAAAACCTACATGCCCACCTGATTTTCTAGTGAATGTAAGAACATCTCCAAGCATTGGAGTGGTCACTCTTACACCAAAATTATTCCAATTGAGAGCCCAAAGAGGTTTTTCTACAACAGGACGCTGCGCTCTATGTATAACAACAGCAGTGTAGAGTCCACACCAAGGAATCTCATCCGATGTATATACATTCTGTAGTCCTAGTTCTCTAGCCCATCCCATAATAACAGGATTGTGTATAGATCCCACTGTCTCTGTAACACCAAAAAGCTCTACAGCTTTAAGAAGATGTCTAGGAGCAGGTTCTTGAGCTAACCATTGATATGCTTTAGGTAGGTTCATTTGTTTTATTCTTTTAAGCTTCTTGTAAAATTAAGTCAATCCTAAATGGAGAAGGACATAGTGTAAATTCAGTAGTTGTATTTAGTATAATATCTGATCCATTAAATACAAATGTTCCAATGTTATACCCTAAAATTGATGAAAAATCACTATTTAAGTAATTAATTACATCACTAATACTAGTAAACACAATATTAGGAAGAAATATAGTATAATTGTGACTAATATAAACTTCACTAGTAAATTCTCCACAGTTTATGCGAATACCAATTTCATTAATTGGTACATTTAAACTTAAATCCCCATAATTTAACTGTTTTATAACAGGTTGAAAACACTCACCACCATCACAACATTGATCCACTGTCACTTCTTTCCATAAAGAAGACTTATCAGGATATCCACCATTAGTAGTGATGATAAGTGATCCAGGTACTATCTCTCCTGATTTAGTGTAGCGTACAAACGCGCGTTTTTTTGACATGTCTAATTATTTTTTAGGTCTAGGAAGTGTTGTAGGTCTTGGTCTAGTGGTTCCACCTTTAGGTTTTCCACATCCACATCCGTAAATTGCTGTTTCTTTTATCATGGTTTAAGGTTTTTTATATATCTTTTATTAAACGTACCGATTGTCCATAGAGTTTATCATTACCCTGATACTGTACTCTATGATATTGTGAATCAAAAATTATACAACCAACCCAACCTGGATTTGTTATATTTTCTTCCTGTGTCCAAAAATTTGCATAATTGTTACCACCTGCTACAATACCTGTAAAATTTGTTGAACTTAAAAATTGTCCATCAGTAGATCTATACCCTGAAGGTAAAATTGAAAAACCATATTCATTAGTAGATGAAGAAATTCCAAAACCTATTGTCCACAAACCCGTATTATTATCAATAAAACCTGATGTTTTTAATTTACTACCTGGTCCAAATAATAAATCGTTTGGACTACAATCTATGCAATTAAATAAATTTTGCCAGTCTTCTAAAACTGGAATTCGCCATCCTTCTGGTGCTAAACCTCTAGGGTCCATAATTGCATATCCATTATACAATTTACCATACACTCTTCCAAATGCAGTATCATTATTATAATAACACCATGCAGGTGTAGTTAAAGAAGCCCATGCTGCATCATCTGTCACTTCAGGAATAGGATCACCATTTCTAAATGTTGTTCCATCAAAGTTTTCAAATGCCCAGTTCTCTGTACAAAAAGGTGTTATTGGAGGACAATTCCCACCATTATCACCATCACCACAACACTTATCAGCAATTACCTCTTGCCACAATGAACTTTTATCTGGGTAGCCTCCATTGGTAGTAATAATTAACGACCCTGGAACTATCTCACCAGATTTTGTATAACGTACAAATGCTCTTTTCTTGCTCATATTGTTAGTTTATTCTGCAGGTGGCGCAAGTGGTTGATTATCAATCTTACTACTTACATAGCTTGAATAAGTTGTTAAAGACAAAAGAGCTGCTATAAGAGCAGCTTCAAGTCCAAGTAGCATTGCTACATCTGCGTAAGATTTTCCCATCTCCCACTTATGTATAATGTGAGAGGTGTTTCTTACAAGATCTACAGAGAACACTAACGCAAGTACTCTTCTAATAGAAAGCTTGTTGTTAGTTCCCAACCAAATTGGTTCTATATATTTAAACAACTTTTTCACACAGACTCTGTTTCAAATACTTTTTTATTTCTACCATCTATACACAATCCATTACAAACTAACATCATATCAGTATTAGGTATAGTTGGTAGATTTTTTGTTGGTTTAGGTGTTACTACCCCTCTTGAAAACACATGTCGCTCCAAGTTGTCAATTCTAGTTTTATCAATGTTTGATTGCTGCATTAATGCTTTAACATCTGATTTAATCTCTCTTATATCTTGCCAGATATATGTTGCAAAAATTGATAAAAGAATAGGGAAAACCCATGCTTTTATTTGTTCTACAGCAGATAATTTACGAGCAACCATTGATAAAAAAGTTAGAAGTTTACATAAAAAAAATTTGTTGGTTTCTTATCCACACCATACCTTTACAGCATGCTGATGTTGTAAAAACTATGGAGATTACAATATAATATACGATTTTTTAAAGATTTTTCCTATTATAAACAATTAAATTTAATGCTGATGAGTGAAATCAATTATGAAGAGAAATTAGAGTACAAACTTATTGGAGAATTCAAAAGATTGTTCTATAGAAAGATGGGCTATGAGCCTGTTGTCATCTCTAGAAATCACAAAGAATTAGATCCAACAAAAGATGGACATTATGAATTAAAACCTGTAAATCTAAAAAGTTTAAGAGAGTGGTTTAATGAAATCACGCCTTTTAAAAGTGGTGAAAGATTAAAATTAGAAACACGAAAAAGGTATAGAGAAGTTGTACATTTTCGTATGATTTATTCTTTTATAGCAAGAATGATGGGTCATTCCTTTGTTGGGATAGGTAGAGCATTAGGTAGAGATCATAGTACTATTATGCATAATGTTCAAACTACCAAAGATCTTTTAGAAACAAACCCTCAGTTTAGACAAATCTATTCTGAAATATTTGAATATATAAAAGAAAAAATACAAAAAAATGACTCAAAACTTCTGGAATGTAGCAATCAGACACAGGATAACGATGAACCAACTCTACTTTCTTGATTGCTGTAGATATCGCATACAACCAGATAGTCTTATAAACAAAAATGCAGAAGCTATGATATGCCAATCTAAAGGATTGATATCTGAAGATGGCATACTTACACCAAAAGCTTTGCAGATACTAGAAGAGTTAGACATCTATGTTGTAAAAACTAAGAAAAAGGTGGCTGCTGAAGTGTTAGGTGAAGACTTCATGACGAAGATTAAAGAGTATAGGGAGATATTCCCTGCTAAACGTCTTCCATCAGGTGAGCTAGCTAGACAAACAGTAAATGAGCTAAAAGACAAATTCGTGTGGTTTTTCAAAACCTACCCCGAATTTACATGGGAACTTGTATTAGATGCTACAGATTATTATGTAGCTAGATACGCAAAAACTGATTATTTGTATATGCAAACTAGTAGTTATTTTATAAAGAAAAAGACAGATTCTAGTGGAGGATATACATCTAAACTAGCAGATACGTGTCAACAGTTATTAGATAACCCAAATATTGTAAACGAAATAAACGAAATGGTATGATAGAATATAATCAAGCTAAAATCGATGAAATGTATCAAGCATGCACCACTCAATTATCAGATGAAATAAGAGTGACTAGACATGACTTATTTGTATTAGCAGCTAAAAATCTTATGAGCGATGCTTTTATACAAGGCATGAACTATGCTATGAATAGATTAAATGAAAAAATAGTAGAGAATGATCAAAAACACTAATAGACCAGGTGGAGCTAAGTTTATTCATGAGATATACGAAGAAGGTCTACAGTATATCAAAGATAGAAGAGATGGTAGAATTAGATCGTTTAAAACTCCATGGTTAGGATTAAATGATGCTACACTAAACGGACTAGAATGGGGATCACTACTCACTATAGGAGCTAGACCTGGTCAAGGTAAAACTCTTATGGTGGGTCAAATACTTAGAGAAAGCTATCAGCACAATCCAGATCAACACTTTAACATTTTAGAGTTTCAGTTTGAGATGGGTCCCAAGCAATCTGCATCTAGAGAATTTGCTGCACAAGTAGCACTAGACTATAATCAAGTGTTAAGTACAAAGGAACAGATAAGCACCTTTGCATTACAACATATTGAGAGGTTTACAAGACACTCTAGACAATTAGCTGACAAAGGTGTGTTTAGAATTCAAATCAATAAGCCCTGTAATTGGAGACAAATAAAAGAATATGTCCACTATTACTATGATGATATGGGATCTAAACCACTGATTGTCACCATAGATCATAGCTGGCTTATTAAGCAAGCATCTGATGAGAAAGAAAAGCTTAACACTCTTTATAACACTGTAGAGATGCTCATGGAACTAAAAAACGAGCTTCCTGTTATTGTTATGATGATTACACAGCTTAACAGAACATTAGATGAGGCAAGTAGAAAAACTCCAGGAAATATTGCTAATTTTCCTACTAGCTCAGATATATTTGGTGGCGATGCTCTTATGCAGGGTAGTGATGCTGTACTTGCAATGGCTAGACCAGGTATAAATGGTATAAAACAATATGGCCCAGATAAGTTGCCGTGTGATCCAAATTTAGTATATTTACATCCATTAAAACTTAGAAATTCCAAAAACGAAAATGAGCTATTGTACATGCAAGCAGAGTTTAGCTTACAGAAATTAGTAGAAATACCAAAACCTATAAGTACAACCTCTACATCTTATGTACGTAGATCCATTAGACCATCAGCCGATATTGGCTCAGAAATTTAAAATTTACAAGTATGAGTAAAGAAAGAGAAGAGTTGCTCCAAAGAGCAAGAAACTATCATCGAACTCTCATTAATGATCTTAAGATTAATGAGACAGATTTCACTATTAAGAAAATCTTTAGACATGAAGGTGTTATTGTTGTTCCTATTATGGGATATGAATTTCAAAAACCAAAAGGTCTTTATTTTGAAATAGCAAAAGGAGACTATAGTGGTTTTGCAGATGAAGAAAGAACAGTGTATAGACTTCCTAATTCTGAGAAAGAAGAAGCTATTCCTGATCCCATTTATGAAGATAGATATTTAGTACCATTAGAAGTTCTAAGAAAAGTCGATCCTCATTCAGTGGCTATTAGTAAAGAAGCTGCTGTTATGAGTGGAGATAGTATTCTTAAGAAAATGAAAGAAGAGTCTTCTTCAACTATGAAGATCTTTAGTACAAAGATAACAGATGATGCACCTTATAGTGATATGACTATAAGAGATTATGTAGCAATACATAAGGGTATACCTGTAAGTGGTAAAGAGTGGCTCAATGAACTAATTAAACAATTACCTTAAATATGGCAGTAGGAATTCTTATTATTGCAGAATCAGGAGCTGGTAAATCTACTAGTATTGAAGCTCTAGATCCAAAAGAAACATTCATTATTAATGTAGCTAACAAACCTCTTCCTTTCAAAGGATGGAGAAAAAAGTACACAACATGGAGTAAAGAAAACCCTGGTGGTAATCTTTATGACAAAGCTGCTCCTGAAAATATCGAAGCATGTCTTCGTTATATAAGCGAGAAGCGACCTGAGATTAAGAACATTGTTATTGATGATTTTCAATACATGTCTTCTTTTGAGTTCTTTGATAAAGTGGATGAGAAAGGTTACGAGAAGTTTACTAAGATAGGTGCACATTTAGCTAGAATAGCTAGGCTACCAAAAGATCTTAGAGATGATCTTATGATCTTTATTCTCACTCACGCAGAGGAAGCAACAGACATTGAAGGTAAACGTAAGTTTAAAGCAAAGACTATTGGTAAAATGGTTGATGAAAAGCTTACATTAGAAGGTTTGTTTTCTATTGTTCTCTTTGGTAAAGTGAAGAAAAACAAAGAAGGTGTTATACGCTATGTTTTTGAAACACAAACCAATGGAGAAAATACATGCAAATCTCCTAGAGGAATGTTTGACAGTTTGGAAATTGAAAACAATTTGCAAATGGTGCGTCAAGCTATTTTGGATTACGAAAATTAATTTCTTATATTTACATTTTAAAAACAACAATTATGTTTAGTACAAAAGGACAAGAAGTAAAAGGCAGCAGTGGACCTTCAAAATCTCTGCAACCAGGTGTAGTGTTAGCTCACGTGCATAGTGCAACAGTTAAGCATTCTGAAAAAACAGGTAAGAAAATGTTAGAGTTTGTGTTGGAAGGACCAGCACTTGAGAACTTTGAGGGATGGGCTATTGATAAAGCTAATCCTGAAGGACCTAAATTTACAGGACCTTCTTCTAGAGTGAGTGCAACTATCTGGACTGATCTTTACAATGAAGATGACATTAACAAAAATCAAATCCTTAATCGCTTTGTTGTTATTGCACAAAAGCTTGGTCTTAAAGATCAACTAGATAATATTTCTGAAGAGCATCAAATCACTTCTATTGAGCAGTGGGTTGAAAAAGCTACAGAAATCATCAAAGGTCATGATCTTTATTGGTTCTTGAAAGGTAATGAAGAAGAGTATAACGGTAAAACTATTGTTAAACTTTCTCTTCCTAAGTTTAAGTTCTGCGGTAACTTAACATCAGAGATTGATACATTTGATAAAAATAATCAATATCATTATAAGCCATTGGCTCAAAGCACAACAGTGAAGAGCTTTGAAGCTGCTAGTGATTTTGATCTATAGTTTAGAGTTTAAAACCAACATGTCCAGGGGGTGTTTTTACACCCCCTTAATTTTTAAGCTTATGTTTAGAATTAGAAATTTAGTACACGATATAAAAGATGTACCTGATACATGGATATTTGAACATTATTGTAAACTTAGTTATAAATTAGAAGGACAGCACATAAAGATTAAATCATTATTTAATCAAGAGCGCACACCTAGTATGTGTATTTATACTAACAAGTATAATACGTATAGGTATAAAGACTTTTCATCTGGTAAATCTGGTGGAGGTGTAGATTTAGTTAAAGAACTCTATGGATTGAACTATTATCAAGCATGCGAGAAAATAATACTTGAATATAATGATTGTATTCTCAAAAACGGATGTGGTTATGAGTCTAAAGAGTTAAAACAATTTTCTAAATTCAAAGTGAGCTCCTTTACTAAAAGAGATTGGACAACTAAAGATCAATATTATTGGACACAATTTAATATTGGTTCTAAGCTTTTAGAAGAACATTGCGTCTATCCATTAGACAATTATGTTATGACAAAAGATGAAGATCAAATTGAAATTAAAGGAACTTACATTTATGGTTATTTTAGAAAAGATGGAACACTCTATAAAATATACCAACCCAAAAACCAAGACAAGAAGTTTGTAAAAGTGAAGAGTTACATCCAGGGTATAGAACAATGTAAACCTGGCAACAAACATCTTCTCATCACTTCTAGTCTTAAAGATGTAATGTCTATTAAGTCCTTAAAACTTTCTGGGCTAAATATTATTGCAGCAGATTCTGAGAACACTATGCTACCACAATCTGATATAGAGGTGTGGCAAAATGAATATCAGAATATTATTCTTCTATTTGATAATGATAATGCAGGCATAGAAGCTATGAGAAAATATCAGGAAAAATATCCTTTTATTAAAGTGGCTTTACTACCTTTGAGTAAAGATGTTTCTGATAGTATCAGAGACCATAGTGCTAGAAAGGTGAGAGAACATCTAGTTCCTATATTAAATAGAAAAATAAATGAAACGCAAGAAGACATATAGCAAACCCAGAAAACCAAAGAAGCCAACAGTTCCTAAACCAAGAAACGCAGGAACTATGACTGAGAGTGCATTCTGGTCATTCATTAGAAGTGCACTTAGACAGAAGTCTAGATTTTGGAAACCTATTATGGAATGCAAGAGAAAATCTCGCAAACCATATCAAGGCCCAAATAAAAGACAAAAGTTTGAGTATCAGTGTAACCAATGTAAAGGTTGGTTTGCTGAGAAAAAAATCAATGTCGATCACATAGTTCCTGCTGGTTCTTTGAATTGTGCTAATGATCTTCCAGGGTTTGTAGAAAGATTATTCTGTGAAGTGAATAATCTACAAGTGCTTTGCACCACTTGTCATGATTTAAAAACTAAAAAAGAAAAAAATGGCAATTTATAATAACGACAGAGATCCCAATGAAGAGATGTGGGAAAAACAGCAATTTGACATAGAAGTAGAAAATGAAAGATTAAATAAACACAAAGATATGATGAAACAAGTTGTTGATCTTAATAACGAGCTAATTGATATTCAAGTGGAAAAGTTTAAAATACTATGTGATTTTCTTGAGTATGAAGAAGCTCTTACAAAAGATAAAGACACTGCGTCTAGAATACAAACACTTTTAAAAGGAATGAATGTATGGAAATAGATGATTTCTTTGAAGATAAAATGCTAACAGAATTAGTAACAGAATCTGTTAAGATGTTAGAAGATGAGTTTTATAGTAAACGATTTGAGTTTTCTTACAGTAGTCTTAATAAATTATTATGGAACCCTGTAGTGTTTCATCAGCTTTATGTTCTTAAAATGAAAGAAGAAAAAACTGATGCTCACTTAGTGCAGGGTAAGGTGATACATTGTCTTTTATTAGAAGAGAATAAGTTTAATGATCAATTTATTATTAGCCCTTCTAGTTTACCAACAGGTAATCTTAGAAGTGTAATAGATAGAGTGTATAGTCATTATAAAGAGTTATCATCTAATGGAGATCAGAGAACTAGACTAGAAGAGTTTTCTGAAGCTATTCTTGATATTCTAAGAGATATAAACTATCATCAGAGTTTAAAAACAGACGAGCAAAGATTAGATAAGGTGCTCACTGGAGAAGCTATATCATATTGGGATTTTCTTATGACAAGAAACGGTAAAACTCTTGTAGATCAGGACACTTATAATTTCTGTAAAGGAGCTGTAGATCTTATTAAATCAGATCCTAATGTATGTGAGCTTATAGGAGCTAATGTAAATGACTTTAGTAATAAAGATGTTTACAACGAGCTTCCCTTAACAGCAAACATAAGTGGAAAACCTTTTGGTCTTAAAGGAATTGTAGATAATATAGTTGTTGATCATAATAAAAAAATTATTTTTATCAACGATTTAAAGACTACAAGTAAAGAGTTAAAAGATTTTTCAGAGTCTGTTGAATATTATAACTATTGGATGCAAGCTGTGATATACACAACTCTTGTTTCAACCAAGTTTTTTCATTATATTCATAGTGAAGGGTATTCTGTACAATTTAGATTTCTTGTAATCGATAAAATGTTCAATGTCTATCCCTTCTTGGTAAGTGAAAAAACTCTAACTGATTGGTTAACAAGGTTTTTAACATGCTTGGAAAAAGCCGAATGGCATTATATAAACAAAAGATACGATCTACCATACGAATTCGCATTAGGAAAGGTCGTTCTGTAAAAAGAAAACAATGAATAGTATCTATTCTAAGTATTTTCAAAAGTCAAGATCCTTTTTATATCCCATCCTTGGTATAAAAAAAACAAGCTATGCAGCACCTAATGGTACTTATATTGCTATTCAAGGTTTAATAGACGCTGATGACGTTAAACTAATATGCACATTTAAAGAAGATAACTCCGAAAGCTTCAAGAAATTTGAAGAACAAATGTTAATAACTAATCCACTTTTTGATAGAATTCTTGAAGTGGATGGTTATAAACTTTACATATTTGATCTTAAGGTTTATGAATCTGATTGGTTTAACTTTTTATTGGGTAAATATTCTAAGTTGTCATCAACTATGAAAAGAGCAATTAAGCTTTATTATGGTGAAAATTCAGCAGAGTATAAATATATGGATAGCTATCTCCACCCTGAAAAATACTTTGACGACTACGCTAAAATTTTAGATGTAGATGTTAAAGAGCTTAAAAAGATAGGTGAGCTATGTGATCCTTGTGATCTTGATAAAGAAACTTTAGTTGTAGAAAACTTGGAAGTTTCAAAAAAAGATGATTAAATTTACAAAAAAAACAATTATGAAGAATTCAATGATGTTAGTTACCTCTACTTGGGGGCAACAAAAGACATTCAAAATGATCCCAATGCTACTTGAATGTCCTTACAATGAAGCTATTTATGACCCACAAGCTAAAGTGCTTGCTCTTATTTCTAAAGAAAGAAAGCAAACAATGCATATGATGGCTAAGCTTAATGAGTGGGGAGATGTAGTTCCTATGAAAGTAGGTAAGCGTTCTAATGGTAAAGACTATGCAGAAGAGCGCAAAACTCTTGAGACGTATTACGAATATTTTATAGAAAATGCTGAAGAGATTGCTACTATTGTAGATCGTTTAGCTATGAATGCAGATAGCTTTGATTTCAAAGCGTTAATGACTACAGAACCTGTAGCTGAGAAATCACTTCTTACCACACTGTAAGAAAATTAAAATAAAATATAGAAAGGAGAGATTTTATATCTCTCCTTTTTTTATATTTGTAACTTAAGGGGGAACAGCTTAACTGAACATGACATGTATGGATAAGAAAAATCATTGGGTGATGGACTACGAAACTATCTGCAATTGTTTTGTAGCAGTGTTCATCCACTACAAAGATGACTCTATTAAAAGGACATTTGTCATAAATAAATCGACAAATGACTTTCCTAGATTTATATCCTTTCTCAAAGGAAATGTCAAACATAAGGAATGGCACATCTCTTATAATGGTTTAGCATTCGATGCTCAAATCACACAGCACATTCTTAATAATGAATCTAAATTTGCAAAACTCTCTGGAGAAGATTTAGCTAAAGAGTTATATAAGTTTGCACAAGAAGTGATTGATCGTACAGACAAAGGAGAGTTTCAAAAGTATTCACCACATAAGTTAAAGATTAGACAAATAGATTTATTTAAAATGAATCACTGGGATAATCGTGCTAAGATGAGTTCTCTAAAATGGGTGCAATATTCTATGGATTGGCAGAATGTAGAAGAGATGCCACATCCTCACTTTGAACCTGTGACAGATGTTCACACTTTGAATTCTGTTGTTAAGTATTGTATTAATGACGTAATGTCTACTAAACAAATCCTCAAGCATTCTAAAGAACAGATAGCTCTTAGGCAAACTCTTACAGCAGAATATGGTATAGATCTTTATTCAGCTTCAGAACCTAGAATATCTAAGGAGTTGTTTTTACATTTCTTAGAAGACAAGATTAAAATGGAAAAGTCTGAGATTAAACAACTCAGAACAAAACGTTCTATGATTGATCTTGGTTCCTGTATTCTTCCTTATGTGCAGTTTGAAACATCTGAGTTTCAAAAGGTGCTAAACTATTTTAAGAATAAGGTGATCACTTCTACGAAAGATGGGTTTAAGTATTCTATTGAGTATAAAGGAGTTAAGACTGATTATGGTTTAGGTGGTATTCATGGTGCTACATCAGCAGGTGTATATGAAGCTAAACCAGGTTGGACTATTATGACTTCAGATGTAACTAGTTTCTATCCCAATCTAGCTATTAAGAATGGTTTTCATCCAGCTCACCTTCCTCAAAAAGAGTTTTGTGAGCTGTACGAATGGTTCTTTGAAGAGAGAAAGAAGCTTCCTAAGACTGATCCTAAAAACTATGTGTATAAGATTATTCTAAATTCTACTTATGGTTTGACAGGTGATGAGAATAGTTTTCTGTATGATCCTAAAATGACTATGCAGATAACTATTAATGGTCAGCTTCTACTATCTATGCTTTATGAGATGTTATCCTTAGCAATTCCTGATGGTATACCCTTAATGCAAAATACAGATGGTTTGGAGATGATGATTCCAACAGAATCTGTACCTTTGTACATGAAGGTGTGCGAGAAGTGGGAGAAGCTTACACAGCTTAACCTTGAGCATGATGAATACAAAAAGATGGTTATTAGAGATGTCAATAACTATATTGCTATTCATAAAAATGGAAAGGTTAAGTGTAAAGGTGCATTTGAGTGGGAAGATCTAGAAAAGAAAAAGGTGGCAGTGTTTCACAAGAACAAAAGCTTTTTAATCATTCCCAAAGCTATATATGGTTATTTTGTTCATGGTATAAAACCTGAAGAATATCTAGAACAAAACCAAAACATATATGACTATTGTGCTGGTGTAAAAGCTAAAGCTGGATGGAAGTTTGAAGAAACATGTGTAGAGAAAGGAGAGCTCAGTGTCAAAAGGCTTCAAAAGATTGTAAGGTATTATGTTTCTAAGGGAGGATGCAAACTTCTTAAAAAGCATAATGATGGTAGAGAGATACAAGTTGAAGCAGGACAATGGATGCAAACAGTTATAAATCAATTGGATGAGTCTATTCCTTTCTCAAGTTATGACATTAATATTAAATATTATTTGGAAGAAATCTATAAACAGATTGAACAAATAGAAAAAGAAAGTGTCAAAGAATATACACAACTAACATTGTTTTAATATGGCATTAATTGGACTTTCAGGTTATAGTGGATCAGGTAAAGATACCTTTGGTCGTCTCATACAATACCACATTGCTAAAAATACTAAAGATATTAGCACGATTGATGTAATTAGCAATTACATGGAAAATCAGTGGTGGTTAGAAGAAAAATCAGAATGGGAAATAAAAAAGTTTGCAGGGAAGCTAAAAGAAATAGCTTCCTTGCTCACTGGTATCCCAGTGTATAAGTTTGAAGATCAAGAATATAAAAACACTTATCTAGGTGATGAATGGCGTATCCATGGTCTA